TTTCCGGTCACCGGATCGAGCCACTCGCCAGCCGAGATGCCGAGATTCTGAATGATCTCGGACACTCCAGCCTTCGCGCCGGAAAGCGCGACGAGCACTCGATTCAAAGCCTGAGCGGGAGCCGACTCGCCTGCGCGCTTGAACACCGTGAGCGCTGCCGCCGTTTCCTCAAGCGACATGCCCGCACGCGAAGCGATCGACGCAACCGACGTCAACTGCTCGGCCATCTCCGTCGGCGCAATCCCCGCAACATCGAACGATCGCGCGAGCAAGTCGACGATCCGCGTCGATTCGGAGCCTTGCAAATTCCACGCTTGCATTGCGAGCCCGGTCGCGTTCGACACATCGCCAAGATCCTCCATCGAGGCCATCGCAAGGTGCGCCATGTCCGGCATCATCTTGAGCACGTCGTTCAGCTCATGTCCGCTCTGAACGAGCTTCGTGATCGAGACGAGCGCTTCCGAATTCGAAAACGGTGCCGCGACACCTTCAGCGCTCTTCGCCATCTTTTCGAGCTCGTCGCCAGCGAGTCCGGTTGCGTTGCCGAATCGCAGCATCGCGTTTTCTTCCTCGATGCCCGCCTTAGTCGCGAGTGCGAAGAATCCGGCGATCGGCGCGGAGATCCCGAGCGACGCCTTCATGCCGAAGTTCTGAATCCCCGCGCCATAAGTCGCGAGCGATCCAGAGACCTTTTTCAGCGGCTCCGTTACATGGTCAACGGCGCTGAGGATTACTTCGAGCGGGAACTCGGCGCGGCCCATGTCAGTGTTCGATTCTCTCTAGAAGCGAGCCCCAGAAGTCGAGATCGTCTGCGGTCAGTTCGAGTAAGTCGTCGGGTCGGAAGTGTAAACCGAGCGCCAGGTTCAGGATTTCGCCGCGCCAGTCGCGGCTAGTGAAGGGTTGATCTGCGCCGCCACAGCCGCAATCACGGCTCGCACGTCATCCGCGCACATCAAATCGAACACGTCACCAGGCACTCCAGACATCCGCGACGCGAGATCGAGGAACGTACCGGTGTTCATCTGCTTCTCGTCGATTGGAAGCGAGCGCAAATGCCGACCGCGAACGGCCTGCAACGTGATCGACGAGTAGATCATCCCGGCCCACTCGACGGGCTCAGAGAGCGGAACGGTTTTCGGTTGCGACGCCAATCAAACCTCCTGCAAGCTCATGCCGGTGAGTTCGATATCGACCTCGCCCTCTTCCGTGTTCGACGTCGCCTCGCCCGAGTAGAACGCATCGCGCAGCGTGACGGTTTTTCCGTTCGCGAGTCGACCGACGGCGGTGACGTCCTTCGCGGTGAACAAAGCCTTCAGGTCCAAGTCGCCGCGATCGGTGAGCTTGCCTTTGAACTTCGCGGCGCGCGGCATCTCTTTGTAACCGTGGACGCCATCTTGCCCGACGATCGCAGTACGAACGGGCGAGTCGTATGTAATGTCGATCGGACCCTTGACGTCGTAACCCTGTCCGTTGATCGACAGGAACACGATGCCGCCGCGACGATTGGAGTTTGTTGCCATGATGGTTTCGTTCCGTTACAAGATGAACTCGATGCGCCCGCCAGCGATCATCAAGTTGTTGATGAGGTTCGGCGACAAGAGGAAGTTCATGCGGTTCGGATCGCTCGTATCACGCTCGACGATGAGATCGCGCTTGAACTGGTCGAAGCCTTCGACGAGCCCCTTCTCTTCCCATCGCTCGAAGCACGCAATCGATTCGGCCTTACCTAGCGAAGGCGTCATGACCGGCTGACCCGCACCGAAGCGCGTGCCATCATCAGCGAGCTTGTGTCGCGGATACTTCGTTTCGAGCGTCGTGCGGAAGTCGTAGCGCAGGTACGAGAGCGTCAGCGGCGTCGTCGCATCGAGGTACGCAGTATCGAGCGCACCGCCAGCGTTTTTCTGATACGTGGTCGCGAGCCGATCGATCAGGAACGATCCATCAGACGCGCCGACGTACGTAGCCATTCCGTTGTGCAAAAGCTGATCGCGCTCCGACAAAATGAAGCGTTGCGACTGGATCGGCGGCAGGCAGTAGTCGAGTTCGAGCGTGCGGAACTGTCGCGCCGGATCAATGGTCGCCGAGAGCGCGACGCGAGCCGAAAGCGAGGCCGCAATCGCCGGAGTCCAGGTCGGAGCAGAGTTCACGGGCAGCACGCATAGATACGGTGAGTTCAACGTCGCACCAAGCGTGAGCGCGGTCGAAAGCGTCGAACGTAATCCCATGAACGCCATGCCGTCGATCATTCGCGTCGCACTCCATCGAGACGCGAGTTCGGTCGTCACGGTCGCGATGTTGCCGGAATCGTTGAACTGGAAGCCGTAGATGTTGTACGGCACTTCGCCGACGAAGGACCAGAAGTTCGACGTCGAGAGCGACGGGTCACCGGACCCCGCGACACTCTGAGCGAATGCGAGCGTAATTCCAGCGGGTAGTGCCTCGCCGAAATAGAACGAATGGCGCAAGTCGATGTCATTTCCGACCGTGCCCTTGCACTTGCAAGTCAGCGTCGCAACGTTCGAAGCGACACCGGAAGTGACCATGAGCGTCGTGTCCGCGTTGATCGCCGAATTGATCGCACCGGCGACGGTCGTGTTCGACGCTCCATTCGCGACGCCGATCTGAATTCGTCGGCCAGCGATGTAAAGCGCGATCGTCCCAGCTGCCGTCGCGGGTCCGGTAACGGTGATCGTCTTCTGCGTCGCGGTCGCACCCGCCGCATCATCGAGCCCAATCATCGTCAGCGGCGTGAACTTGTTCGTCGCGAACCACGCACGAGCCATCTCGTGACAAACCGAACCGGAGCCGAAATACGTTACGGCCTGATCTTCACCAGTCACCGGGAACGGAATCAGAGCATTCGCAGCGTTCGCGTGCAAAAGCTGGCCGACAAGCAAAGCCGTGTAAGGCTGAATCGACGGACCTTGCTGCGCTCGCGACCCATCGAACTCGATATAAGCGAACGGCGCGCGAATCCCGCCGGGGACTTGTTGGAATCCGATGGTCATGGGCTCAGCTCACACTTCGAAACGGGTTGAACGGGCCGCGCGGTGCGCCGCGCTGTTGCGTCGGGAGCGGTTGAGACGCCATCCCGATCGAGACTGTGTTTTCTTGCGGCGTGTCGATCGGCGTGAGTTCGATGTCATCGATCACGCGAATCACATCGCCGTCAGTGATCCGACGAAACCAGAAGTCCGTCTCGGGAACGTCCGCACCTTCCGGCGGGAGCGCTTGGCCCGTGTCCGGATCAATCACGGTGTGACCTTCGACCGGAATGACTTGCACTAGAGCGGATCCCCTTGCAAATCGGGCGGATCGCCTTGCAAATCTCCACCGCCCGGAGGCGGAGTAGGCATCGCCCATAAGTTGCCGGTGTACGGAGCGATGAGCGCCACGGTCGAAGCAGTCACAAGCGAAATCTTCGTGTCGGTGAACCCTTCGCTCACATCCATCCACGAGACCCAAAGATTCTGAGCGATCGAGTTTTCGTCGATGTCCTCGACGATGCCCTCGACGTCGTAACTGAATTCGGGCCAGTAGCCACGAACCCTGTCGCCTCGATGCACGGTCTGTCCGTTCGTGTAAATCATTACGGCCTCGGGAACGTCACGAGTTCTTCGGTTGCCGCGCCGAGATCGGCTCCAGCTTGCGGCGTGTTGATCTTCACGTCTGCGGTTCGGAAGTCGTCGAGCAGATTCGCCTCGTCCGGCTTATACTCTTCATCCCACGACGCCTCGAACGTCAGCACGATCGCGCAGAGTTGTCGCGCGACGCCGCTGGACGTTACATCGCGCATCGTGTTCGATTCCGTCTTCTCGGCTTCCTCTTGCGGCTCGAACGAGTTCAGGTTCTCGACGATGTTGCGCAGGATCTTGTCGGCGAGCAGCTCGTTCAGCACATCCATCTTCATCTCGTCGGCGAGATCGTCGACCGGAAGCGGATTGCCGTCGTCGTCGGAGACTTGCTCGACTACGAGCTCGACATCGATCTTCGCCGTGCGCGCGAAAATCTGCGACGTCTCGCTCATGCGCTTGAACGTGCCGGAGCGCGAGTAAATCACAATGCACGGAATCTCGTTCCGCCAGATTTGCTCGGAGCGGTTGATGCTGATGCGATCGCCAGCGTCCGTCTTGCCTCGGATCAGATCTCGAACCGTCTGCCGAATCAGCGTCGCGGTGGCGGTCATACTTCGTTCAGCACCAAGTACGCACCGCCATCGCCATCGCGCACCATGCGAGCCACGCGATATTTCACGCCACGCACTGAAACCGAGTCGCCCTGTTTCGGCTCGTACCCCAGATTCGAAAACTGCACGCCGAGAATCGGATTCTCCGAGTTCACCTGCGCGCCGGTATTCGGATCGACCGCGACCGAACGAGCTCGAAACACTCCGCGAGCGCCGGGAACCGGATTCCCGCCCTGTGGAGTGATAACGACATCCTCGCCGAAGCTCTCTAGAGCCGCAGCGAGGATGAGTTCGGTATCGTCGATCCAAGGCATCAATCACTGGCGTTCGGAGCTCGCGCAGCACCCCAGAGCCGAACGACGCCGGTCGTGTCGGCCTGCAAAGTCGTTCCAACCGCAGCGCCGATCGCCGTGAACGTTGACGCAGCCGTCTTGACGCCGGTGATCTTCTTGGCGCTCGAATCCCAACACACGAGCTGCCCATCGGCGAATGCGTCGGACGCGGAGCCCGTCGCCTTCGGAAGCGTGAACACGCCGACCACTGCGACCTCGACGGCCGTGTTGATCGCCGCAGTCGCTTCCGCCACGCCGAACGAAGTTCCGCGCGCACCCCAGAGCACTCCGTCGCCTGCGTTGACCGCATAAGGCACGGACAGGCACGTAATGACGTTGCCGTTTTTGACGAGATTTTGAGACATGAATCAGAAGCTCCGTGGATCAGGAACCCGTCGAGTAGACGACGGACAGGTATTCGAGGAAGCCGCAGCCGAACGTGTGGCTCACGAGGAACTTGACGCCCTGCGGATTGAAAGCGTCCTGCGTCACGATGCGCGGACCTTGCATCCCAGCGAGGTAAGCGGCCTCGATGATGTTGATTTGCTCCGGCGACGCGAACACGTAGAACGCGGTCGCACTCGCGGCATCGAGACGCGGCTCAACGATGACCGCCGAGAAGTAGTTGATGAACGGGTTCGTGTTGCCCGGAGCGTTCGGGCTGACCTGCATCGTCGCTTGCTTCGCGGCGACTTCGAGCGCAGCCGGAACAACGAGGATCGACGGCATCAAGTTGAGGATGTTGCCGTCTTGGTCGGTCTGCTTGCGCATCTTGAGCAAGCAATTCGGCAAGCCTGAACCGACGACGCCCGACGAAATCAGTGCACCCGTCGTCGAATTCTTGTGATTCGTCGAATCGATGACCTTGAAGCCGTCGGCCATCGTGATCCCAAGACCATCGCTCGTCGGTCCGAGCAGCAACGCCCACGCGAGATCCGACTCCTTGTCAGCCGCGCGACGTCCGAGCTGGATCGCGGTTCGATCCATGCCTCCAAGATCGTCGTTGATGAGCAATCGGCGAGTCAGCGCAAACTCTCGACCGTAGTCGGCGACGCTGTAGGTTTCCCCAAAGTCCTTGAACTTCGTGCGCGGGAACTCGCCGTGTTCGTTCACCGCCGCGAGTTGCAATCCGCCGCTCATGTTGATGCGCGAGACAGGCTTGTAATCCTGCACCTCGGTCATGTACGCGAGCTTGCGCCACGTCTGCTCTTGCTGGCCGTACATCTTGCGCAGACCTTTGTTGAGCACGTTCTGCGTCAAAGTCGGGAAGTCAGTCGTTCCCGCCATCGCACGAGTCGAGAGCGTCTCGTCAACGATGCGATCGATCGACATCGTTTCCGGTCGACGTCCACCGATGCGCATGAGTTCCTCCGCCATCGCGAGGAACGGACGACCTCGGAACCGCTGCGCAGCCGGACGCGGATTCGCTTTGCGATCGTCAAACTCCATGTTCGGGAACATGCGCTGTTCGAGCGCGCACTCGACGTCTTGGATCGCGTCTTCGAGCGTTGCGCCGCGAACCTCGATCGGAGTCTGCGCCTGCGTTTGAGGCTGCGCATTCTGAACCGTCACCAAATCAACGAGCACCTTCTCGCGAGCCTTCTCGATCGAGGTGTCTTCACGAATCAGCAAGTCCTCGAACGCGGGCGAACGCTTGTGAACTCGGCAGAGTTCTCGAATCGCCTGGACGCGATCGCGCTCGGCCTTCTTCGCATTCGCTTCGATCGACGCCGTATCGATTTCGACCGGCGCGCGAGTTTGAGACACGGGAGCCGCAACGGGCACGATGGGTTCGGGCATGGTTTCCTCAGGAGTTTCGAGAGAACGACTCTCGATGATCTGTTCGAATCGCAGCTCGGACGCACGGTGCGCGAGGGTCGCGTCGCCGAACTCTTCCGCGCAGACTTCGTATTCGCCGACGGCGCGAACTTGCGCGCCCGCGTCGGCACCGATCGGAAGCAAAGACACCTCGAACGGCTCCCAATCGACCGCGAGCCGCCGCTTCAGCACGTCGTCGGGCTTTGTAATGTCCTGATACTTGTGGACTTTGTAACCGACCGATGCGTTCTGAATTACACCGTCGGCAACGTCCTGCGCAATCGGAGCAACATCCAATCGGCGCGAGAACTGGACGTCATTTACAAGCTGGCCTTCGTGAATTCGAGCAGATCCCCGAACAACGACGCCCAGCACGTCCGCAAGCCCGTCCTGCTTGTGCGAATTGAGAAGCGGAGCGCCTCGGTTGTAACGTCCGAGCCGAATGTGCTCCGGCTTCATCGAAAGCTCTTCGATGAACGGTTGCGGATGGCCCTTGATCTTTACACTCGCCGCGCCAGTTGAAGCGACCATCGGAACGGTCCGCTTCTCGGCGTTGTAGGACGACGGTTGGAACTCCGCTCGGGTGAGCAAAGGGCCAGCAACTACCCGCTCGATTTTCATTTCCACGAGACGGATCGGAACAAGTCCAGAACCGTCGATCAAGGAAAAATGCTACGGATTCGTGCCAGACACGAAACCGTAGCTAGGCCGTCACGGCTTCGTAGGCTTCGAAACCGGAACAGCCGCAACCGCTGGCGCAGCGCCAACTTCCGGCTTCGGAATAGGTCCGCGCGTCACATCCATGAGCGGATCACAATCGAGCAAGATCCCCCGTCCGCGCGCATCCGTGAAATCCTCTTCGAGCTCGTCGAGCACCTTGTCGGCATCCTGACCGATCTCGTCGCATACCTGCTCGCGGGTTTTGAACCCGTTCCGAATCTCCATTGATAGCCCTTTGATCTCCTTCTCAGGGTCGATCATCTCGCGATGCGGCGGACGCCACTCGGCGCGTGCGTCCAAGGGCGTTCCGTGGGCCAAGTTCGCGGCTTCTAGGAACCATTGGAACACCGGATCGCACATCTGCGGAATCAGCATGTTCCAACGCCAGGCTTCGAGATTGCGGTGGAACTCGATCCAACCCATCCGGCCAGAGCTGAAATTCACGTTCGACAAGTCGCCCGTAAGCGCCTCGTAAGTGATCCCGAGCCCGGCGGCAATCGCCCGAAGCTGAACCTTCGAGAACTCCGGGTAGTCGTTCGCGCCCGGAGGATCCGCAAACCGGACATCCTCGCCGAGCCCGAGGTGCTTCTCGATCCCCGGACGCATCTCGACCGTCGCCGGATCCGCATTCGTCGTGTTCGGCACCGAGTTACCAATGCCGTCCGCGCCTTCCGGATGCACAACGAACGTCGTGTAGAGGTTCGAGATTTTCTGCCGCAACAGGACGGCATCTT